CTTTTGCTAGAGAGATCCTCTCACTACATCTCACCCCTGGAAAAGTCAACTATGAGGAGACTCGTCAACTCTTCATCAATAATGTTTTGACTGAATCCCTTGACAACGGCACCCCTGCATTCTATAACTCAAACATTTTAGGAAGATATTATCGTAAGGATTACTTTAACTATGACTAGTAAGATCGATCTATATTACTTTTTTTATAACTTTAAAAAAACGGACATATACCACTTAAAGGCTTTAAAATACTTAGAAAAAAATCTTCCAGATGAATTTACAAATTCAGATTCTGAATGGGTAAAAATTTATAAGGGATTGAAAGAATCATATGATAGGATTGATATCCCTTTTTACTGTTCTGAGGATGAAAAAGATGCTGAAAGTTTATGTTATAAAATGTGTGCAGAGTATTTTTTACCCAATGTAAATAAATTTAAATTGGTAGAAAATTTTACATGTGATGATCTTAAAAAAGAATGTTCATTAGGTAAACCTGTAATCCTTTACGTAAAGAATGCTGGGATTTATACTAATGGTCTTGCTTTCATTGGTACTCCACGGGGCGATCACCCAATAGTTCTGGTTGGTATGGAGGATGACAATTTTATTTTTAATGATCCTTTCGGAAATATGATGTTTGGATATACAGAAGGGCCATCGAATGGCGAAGGGGTTAGTATGAATCCAGATTCGTTAAAGAGAAGATGGAGTGGTAAGGCGGTAGTATTCGATGACTTGCCTCTTGACAAATCTTGAGTAGTCCGTTAGTATAGGTTATGTCTTTAAAAGAACTAAGAATGATAGGAGCAGCGATTAGTACAATTAGTTTGGGAGCATTGATGGGTGTTGCAATCACAGAATCACCCACATCGACAACATCACCTCCTCCTGTAGAAGCACCAGTAGTTCAGTATGAACCTACTTGGAAGTGTGAAGACTGCACTCCAGCTGAGCAGTTTGTGCTCGAAGAACTTCAAGAACAAACTAAGATTACAGATCGTAATGCCCTTGCTACGATCATGGGTAACATCAAGCAAGAGAGTAAGTTCATCTCCAACATCTGTGAGGGTGGTGCCCGTGTCTCTTATGAGAACTGCCTCTCTGGTGGGTATGGATTGATCCAATGGACTTCTATCAATAGGTATAGAGGACTTGGAAACTTCTGTGCTAAGTATATCTGTGACCCTAGTAGTCTGGAAGGTCAGACTCGCTGGATGATCAATGAACCAATCTTCCAACGTGTTCTTCCTGTATTTGAAGGATCTGGACAAAGCATATCTTATTACATGCGTCCTGCTTATCACTGGTTAGGATGGGGCATCAAAGGTAATCGCGAAGTTTATGCTTGGGATTACATGGATAAATTAGTATGGGCCTAAGAAAATATGAATTTGGCGGTCTTGACAGACATCCTGCCAATGTGCTAAGATTAATCAGTGAACTTGAGGGGTCCTCTCAACTCCTCAAGTATATGGGTTTCCAAGAAGACATGGATACCATCAATGAAATGAAAAAGAGTTACTACAAACTCTATTTCAAACTCAACAAAGAGTTTACAAACAAGGGCAAGTAGCTCAGTGGAATAGAGCAAGGCACTTCTAATGCCTCGGTCGGGGGTTCGAGTCCCTCCTTGCCCGTTGGGGGAGTACATAAAAAGATCTTCTCCTACGCAAAAGCGCCCCCTTTCAATATTCCCCTGTAGCTCAGTTGGTAGAGCAGGTGACTGTTAATCACCCTGTCCCTGGTTCGAGTCCAGGTGGGGGAGTATGCGGGATTAGTTTAGAGGCAAAACTAAAGGTTTCCAACCTTTCGTCATCGGTTCGATTCCGATATCCCGCTTTAATTCTCTTTTAATGTGATGCCAAAAATATTAAAAGGGTATCAAATACACAATGTCCTACCTGATGACATGTTTCATGCACTACATGATGACATGCAAAATTGGTCTCTTATTAATAAGAGTAATACCGAAGATTTTAGGAACTGGGGCAAATACCCAGATTGGGGTGAAGTTATTTTTTCAAAAGTGGCTGTTCATATTCAATTAAAAATACAAAAAATTATTAGGGAAAATATTAGATATTGTAAATTGCATTTTAATGGTCAAACTTTAGGGCAGCATTCTTCTTTTCATACTGACTTTGATGAAAATTATTTTTGGACTTTTATTTTGTTTACTCAAGATCACTGGAATACAGAATGGGGTGGGGAATTTGTATGTTTCAATGAGGAGACAAATGAATATGAATATTTCCCCTATATACCTAACAGTGGTGTATTAATTCAATCGAACTGGGAACATCATGGGAGACAACCAACAAATAAAAAACAAGATGCATTTAGAACTACAGTTGCTTTTGGGTATATCGCATCAAATATGATTGATTATTATTTAAAAAACATAGCAGGACCAGACGATCACGTATGGAGAATGCTTCCTTGAAAGAAAAAATTAAAAAAAAGAAGTTATGCTATCTATCAGATGTAAAATGTGCAATGTCGAATTGACCAGCTCACCTAAGAGTCAGTCTTGTGGGTGTCCGAATATGATGACTTTGCGGGAAGATAAGGTTACAGCAAATGATTTATCAGAAGTCGTCCTTTTGAATTCTAATCTAAATATTAAAAAAAGTGACATCCTCAATAAAGAGGACTTAGAATACCAAGAGATCCGAAGAAAACGCAAGGTTCGTAAACTCAATTTTGAAATCCTATGATCAACTTAGACCAACGCTATCACGATTACCTTCACACCAATAAGTGTTTTAACATTGATGGTGTCTGTGAAAAAGTAAAAGCTTATGGATATACTTGTAATAGTAATGAGATAACTGGTTATTATGTTTCAACAGAAAATAAAAAACTATATTATGACTTGAATGAAAAATTTCTTAGAATGGATTCTGTTAAAGTTAAGTCTGTTAAATAATATCAATATATAAACTCATGGATCTACAATCATCGGAAAAACAGTTTATATATGAAATGCTTTCTAGACAAGTTGCCGAGTGTGATGACATCGAGGAAGTAAAAAGTATATTATTGCAATATGCTCTACTTTATTTAAAACAACAAGAAGTTTTATCTTCTTTGGGTCCACCTCCTAAAATAACAAACTAAAAACATGTCCGACCCCAACTTGTCCGATTTAAAATTGGAACGTAAGGAATGCCCTAAATGTGGGGCTGTCTGGATGAACGGTCAACATTACTGGCATACAGGTGCAATGGGATCCGATTTGGATCTTGCTGGATTAGTTTGCAACAATCATGGTGATAACAATTGCATCAACCCTCTCAAGGGCGTCGAAGGTGGGGACACATGGGCTGATCGCTATGTGGACCTGACAAATGATTTCGCAGATCTCCATAAGAAAATGACTGACGAGTACGAAAAGGATTGACATCCGCTCCTGGATCCTCTATAATGACTAGGTAATTAATCAAACCAATGACACTGACTGCAAAGTTTAAGAAAGACATTCAAACCCTTCAGGGTGCCTATAACGGTGATTTTCTTTTGGATGTAAAAAATCCAAAACTTTTCAAAAAAGTTCGTCGCTATTATGAAAATAATGGTGTTGTATTTTCAGGGGATCATCTTGAGGATTATGATATTTTGATGGATAAAATTTATGCTGATCTCCAATCAGTTGAGGTTGCATAATGCTTTATAGGTTTCCAACTAACTTTGTATATTGGGAAAAAATTTCTGACAGTAAAAAAATAAAAGAACAACTTTTACCAGTTGTTCTTGAAAAGAAAAAATTTACTCACAATATACCAGCTGGTTGGCGATGTAAATTAAATACTAGTTTTTCTAAAGATTACGATTTCAATAATTTTTTATATGAAGAAGACCTTCTCAAAAAAATTATTTGGGATCCAATTGATAGGATGTTTAATCAACTAGAAAATGAAATACCAATACCCAAGTATTCTCATATAAATCAAGCTTGGTATAACATTTATGAAACTGGAGACGCTACTCAAGAAATACATAACCATCTTGGCAATAGTTTTAAAATTAAAGATGTAGAATATACTTGCCTGTATTCAGTAATTTATATTCTTGAAAGTCAGGAAGATAAAAATCCTACGGTTTTTTATAAACCTGCACCTACTACTGGATTTGATTCTATGGGAGATATTTCTTATAGTCCTCCCGATGTTAGTGAGGGAACAGTTATTATTTTTCCTTCACACCTCTTGCATTATGTAAGACCATCTCAGTATAATAGAATTACTCTTTCATACAACATCAATTCATCAACATCATGAAAATCCTTCTTGAACGTTTCCCATACCGCTACGTTGAGTGTGGTACTCTAGAAATCAATGGTCTACCAGACTATCGTATTCAAAAAGCAGATTCTTATACTAAGCGGTATGCTGATATGTATCTCTGTGATAATCAGATGCAACTTATGACTGCCATGGAAGACTTTGAATATACCAAATGGTTAGATCCTGATAGTGTTCCTTGCTATGTTCGTGACCGAGTAAAATATTGACCCCGTTGGAAAGGGTCATTAAATATGCCAACTGGCGAGCCTGAAGAAAGACCCTTGACATTGAGGGTCTTTTTTAGTATTATACATAGGATGGAAATAGAAAAAAGAAATGTCTGACATTACAAAAACTGCATTGGTTCTTGGTGCAGGTGGGTTTATTGGAAGTCACATGGTGAAGAGACTCAAGTCCGAAGGATACTGGGTTCGTGGTGTAGATCTTAATCATCCAGAGTATTCATGTACTGAAGCTGATGAATTTATTCTTGGGGATTTAAGAGATAGAGAATTTGTTCGTCGCGTTATCCAGTTCAAAGGATTTGATGGAAACTTTTATCACTCAGTTCCTTATCGTGCTGTCCTTCCTTTTGATGAGATCTACCAGTTTGCTGCTGATATGGGTGGAGCAGGATTTGTATTCACTGGTGAGAATGATGCAGATATCATGCACAACTCAGTGTCTATCAATCTGAATGTTCTTGAAGAAGTTCGTCGTTTCAATGAAACATTTGATGGGACAAGAAAGGAATGGACAGAATGTAATCGTCCCGATTTAGATCAACCTACTAAAATTTTCTACTCTGGATCTGCTTGCATGTATCCAGAGCATAATCAACTAGATCCTAACAATCCTGACTGTCGTGAAGAATCAGCATACCCAGCAGCACCAGACTCCGAGTATGGATGGGAGAAACTCTTCAGTGAGCGTCTCTACTTTGCTTACAATCGTAACCATGGCATCCCTGTTCGGGTTGCTAGGTATCATAATATTTTTGGACCAGAGGGCACCTGGGACGGTGGAAGAGAGAAGGCACCAGCTGCAATCTGCCGTAAGGTCGCTCGGCTTCCAGAGGTCGGTGGAGCTATCGAGGTGTGGGGAGATGGCCTACAAACTCGTTCCTTCCTGTACATTGACGAATGCATTGAAGCAACTAGAAGACTAATGGAGTCAGACTTCATGGGACCTGTGAATATTGGTTCTGAAGAGATGGTCAGTATTAATCAATTGGTTGAGATTGCTGCTAAAATTTCTGGTAAGGTAGTTCAAAAGGTTTATAAACTTGACGCACCAACTGGTGTGCGTGGACGCAATTCTAATAATGATCTCGTTCGTGAGAAACTTGAATGGGATTATAAGCAGACTTTAGAGGAAGGTATTCTCAAAACATATACTTGGATTAAGGGGCAAATTATATAATGCGTAGCAAGTTTAATCTTGTGGGCGAAACCTTTACCCATCTAACAAATGGAAATAAGGGGTATTCAGTTCATGGAAAAGAGTCTAAGTATATTGAATGGGTAAATGATGGTGGAGAGGCTACATTTTATATTGATAGTACTCTTCCATATGCTTGGATTGAACCAAAACCAGGTCCAAAATATGCCTGGTTGCTAGAATCAAAGTATATTACACCACAGATTGTTGATTCAGTAAAAATGAATTCTCAACAGTACATAGATACTTTTGACGCAATTTTTACTCACAATCAAGAATTGCTTTCAATTCATCCTAAATTTAAATGGTGTCCTGCTCAAGGGTTTTGGATTAAAGAACCTAAGATCTATGAGAAATCAAAAATGATTTCCATGATTGCATCAAACAAAAGAATGTGTCAAGGGCATACTACTCGTTTAGAATGGGTAGAAAGATTAAGAGATCAAGTTGACCTTTATGGTCGTGGATTCAATGAAATCTTAGATAAAGAAGAAGGTCTTTGTGATTATATGTTCTCAGTTGCTATTGAGAATGGGCAATATGAAACCTACTTTACTGAAAAACTACTTGATTGTTTTACAACAGGAACCATTCCTGTTTATCTTGGAGCTCCTGACATTGGCAAATACTTCAATACTGATGGTATAATTACTCTTAGTGATGAGTTTGACATTTCCGAAGAACTCTACCAATCTAAAATGGATGCAATCAAAGAAAATTTAGAGATTGCAAAAACAATGGAAGTCTTAGAAGACTTTATCTACCTTACATATTTTTCTAACAATGGGTCAAATTAATCGTCCAATGAAACTGAAAGAGACTTTAGAATCTTTCGGTATTAAAAATTTTGTTGAGACTGGAACAGGTGATGGTTCTAGTATGAATAAAGTAATTGCCACAGAAGTTCTTGATATGCATTATGGGATTGAACTGGACAAAGAATTATTTGAAAATTTGATGAAACAGAATGATGGTAATGAACAGTTAGTTCTTTTCCATGGATATTCTGAAGAATGTATGAGTGCAGTATTGGAAGAACTGAGTGATGAACCAACATTATTTTGGTTAGATGCTCATTTTCCTGGGGCAGATTATGGCCCTGCAGGTTATGGTGATGAGGGAGATATTGATAAACGTCTTCCCATGGGATCAGAACTTAAGATTATGAAAGAAAAAAGAGATTTATCAAAAGATGTAATCTTTATGGATGATCTTCGCATCTATGTTGATCGTGATTTTGAAGCAGGTAACTGGTCAGAGAGATCTAAGTTTGGTGCTGATGGGTATGATTTTGTAGAAGATCTAATTGGTGACACACACATTTTGGTAGAGCATCTTTCTGATCAAGGATATCTACTAGCATTTCCAATTGACACTGAAGAAGATTCAATTCGAGAACTTGTGCGATGAAGCCAAATGTTATTGTCCTCCAGCAAGGTGGCTTGGGGGACATCTTTTTTATTCAAAAACTATGTAAGAAACTTTCTACAAATTATAATGTGTACCATCCAGTCACATCAGAAATGTGGAACGCTGGTGTCAATCAATTAATCACTGAAGATTTTAAATGTGGAGTAGATCTTGATCTACCACAAGATAATGTGATGTTATATGATTGTTCTAATCAACCAAAACCTAATGGTTCTGTTGATATTATGACATCAAAATATGCAGCTACTGGTTTTGGTTGGCATGATTGGAGAGAATATTTTACTTACAAACGTAATTATGAAAGAGAAACTAATCTGAAAGAGACTTTGGGTATTCAAGATGGAGAACCATTCATCTTTGCAAACAAGTGGTATAGTTTTCGTAAACCACATGAAGGTGTTGAATTGAGTATTCCAGAAGATTATGATGGTAAAGTTATCTGGATGGATATAGATCTGACTCCAAGTGTATTTGATTGGTGTTGGATTATAGAAAATGCAGAGCAAATTCACATTGTTGATACTTGCCTAAATTATATCGTAGACACTCTCAACATTAAGGCAGACACTTTAATCTGTCATCCAAGGCACTATAAAAATACAGAGGAATGCGTTGGAAAATTATTCAATGCACCTTGGCAATGGGTTGATTATGAAAGATGGTTGTGGCGTGAAAAAGTTCCTCAGGAGTTAGAATGAAAACTGGATTGATCTATCAACCATGTGGGCTTGGAGATATTCTTTTCCTACAAAAAGGCGCACATTATATTCAAAATGAACTTGGATATAAAGTATATTGGCCTGTGATTCATGAATTCAAATGGTTAAAGGATTATATCCCTGACTTTGAATTTGTATCCTGGGGAGACGATAGTAATCCAGTAAATGGCAGCACGGAACCTATTCCTGAGTCCTGTCAATTCCCACACAAAGACAAATATATTCATGGAGCTCCAAGTAAAATGGAACCTGATTTATTTTTCTTTCAGGGATTTGGTGATTACCAGCCAATAATGAAGGGGAAATATGATAACCTCGGACTTGATTGGAAAGACTGGAGAGACTATATTCATTTCAATAGAAATATTGAAAAGGAGAAAGAACTGTATTATAATGTTCTTGGTTTGAAAGACGATGATGAGTTTGTCTACGTCAATCGTCTTTGGTGTACAAGACCAAAACTAGAGTTCTTCCCACACATTCCAGCAGACTCTCAAAGTTATGGTGGATATAAAGTAGTGGAAAACCAAATTATTCCTGGTTACTCTTTGTTTGATTGGTGTATGGTTTTTGAAAAATCATCCGCTGTATTCATGATAGAAACGGCAATCAATTACATTCTTGAGTCACCACAACTCTTTGAAACCATGTCTAAAAAACCACTATATCTTTGGCATAGGTGGGGAGATTGGTCTCAAGTTCGTTACCTTTTTAATTTACCTTGGATATATCAATGATCGAAACTATTGAATTTCAGAAAAAGTGGTATCCTAAATTTCAGACTGAAGGTAATGCATCTCAGTTTGCTATTCCTTTTGCACTACATGTTTGCAAAGGTCTTGGTTATGATATTGGATGTATGAAACCAGAGTGGGCTTTACCTAATGCCACTCCTATTGATCTTGATTTTGATGATCCATGGGATGCTGATAATCTTCCAGAAAATGTTTCTCCAGACTACATCTTTTCTAGTCATTGCTTGGAACATGTTCCTGACTGGGTGGCTACTATGGATTATTGGTATAATAAACTTATAGTCGGTGGAACTTTATTTTTATATCTCCCTGATTTCAGTCAAAGGTATTGGAGACCTTGGAACAATTACAAGCATAAGCATGTATTCACTCCAGAAATTATTGAACAATACATGTTTGATCGTGGATATAAAAATGTGTTTGTATCAGGTGTAGATCTTAATAATTCGTTCATGGTAATGGGAGAAAAATGAAACTGAGATCCAAACTAATTTTTGTGAATGGATGTTTTGATATTTTGCATCCTGGGCATATTAAAATGTTTGAACATGCGAGAAGTCTTGGAACCAAATTGATTGTTGCCATTGACTCTGATGAAAAAGTAAAACAAATGAAAGGTGACTCAAGACCTATCAACAATCAAGATGATAGAAAATTTATTCTTGAGGCCATTCGGCACATAGATGAGGTAATCATTTTTAATTCTAAAGATGAACTACAGGAACTTGTCAAAAAGATAAAACCTGCTATAATGATGGTTGGATCTGATTATAAAGGAAAGGAAGTTGTAGGTTCTGATTATGCAAAAGAAGTTAGGTTTTTCAATAAAGTCAGAGGATACTCTACAAGTAAAATCATTGAAAGTATTACTGATCGGAGAGTCTTGTGTTGATGAATATCATTATGGGGAGTGTCGCAGGCTAAGTCCTGAGGCACCAGTTCCTGTGTTTGATTGGAAAATGGGAAGTGCATCTCCTGGAATGGCTGCGAACGTTGAGAGAAATCTAATTTCTCTAGGATGTGATGTAAAATTTATTACTAATGATCCTGAGGACTTAACTAAAACTAGGTATATCGATAAAAGATCTGGTCATCAACTTCTAAGAGTTGATAGAGGAGTCTCAGTTAAGAATCCTCTTACAGCAAAAGATTGTGTTGCAAGAGGTGGTATAATTTTTGATATTGATTTTACTCAATATGATGTGATGATTTTTTCTGATTATGAAAAAGGATTTATTTCACATGCAATTGCTCTTGCATTGTGTAGAGAATTTAAAGGTCCTATCTTTGTAGACTCAAAGAAAAATGATCTTACCTGTTACCCAGGTGCATTCATTAAGATCAATGAGTTTGAAGAAGAAGAAGCACTTGCTTTTAATAGTGAATCTGAAGTTATCGTTACCAAAGGAAAAGAGGGTGCGACTTGGAATGGTAAAAAGTTTCCAGCACCAAAAGTAGATGTGTATGATGTAACTGGTGCTGGCGATGTATTTCTAGCTACTCTTTCTTATTTGTATGGGAATGGTAGATCTGTAAGTACTTCTATTGAAAAAGCAATTCAAATGGCTTCCAGATCTGTTCAACACTCTGGTACATATGAAATTCAGAAATGTGATATTGAGGAAATTTTATGAGATATGTTTTTGATATAGATGGGACTATTTGCTTTCCTGGAAAAGAAGATGATAAGAGATATACACTTGCAAATCCTAGGTGGGATAGAATTCAGGTAATAAATAAATTATATGATGAAGGCAATTATGTTGTCTATTTGACTGCTAGAGGTATGGGTAGATTTGAAAACTCTCGCGAGTTAGCGGAGAAAGAATTTCTCACTTTTACAAAGGCTCAATTAGAGTCTTGGGGGTGCAAATACCATGAACTTCATCTAGGCAAACCCTCAGGGGACTTCTATATTGACGACAAAGGTATTAACGACAATGATTTCTTCACAAAACGACCCGATCAAATTCGTTCCTAAGGGATGGGGATATGAGAAGTGGATCACAAATGGTTCACTTTACTGTGGCAAAATTCTTTGGTTTTGCAAAGGTAAAAAATGTTCTTGGCATTATCATAACAAAAAAGATGAAGTCTTCTATGTACAAAGTGGCAGACTTAAGGTATACTGGAGTAACTTTGATGACTATGAAATGGCACACGTCAAAGAGTTAAAAGAAGGTGAAAAATTTCATGTTCCTACTGGGATGAGACATAGAATGGAAGCATTAGAAGACACTGTAATGTTTGAGTTCTCTACGCAACATTATGATGAAGATAGTATTCGTATTGTAAAAGGAGACTGATGATTAGTTATAACCGACTTGGTTCTAATGGTCGCTTAGGAAACCAGATGTTTCAATATGCGGCTCTAAGAGGTATTGCTGCATTAAGAGGTTGGACTTGGTATATTCCACCAGCAGATACTTATGGAGATTCAAACTATGGACTCTTTGATTGCTTTGAAATGAGTTCAGTAACTCCAAAGAATTTTAAAATTACTGATTATTCATGGAAAAAACCAAGATTCTTTAACTATGATAAATTTTTCTGTGAAAAAGTAGAAGGTCCTGTTAATTTACATGACTATTTTCAAACAGAAAAGTATTTCAAAAATATTGAAAAGAGAATTCTTAAAGATTTTACTTTTAAAAAAAATATTCTTGAACCCTGTCAGGAAATTGTTTCTCAATATGAGAATCCTATCTTTATCCATGTAAGACGTGGTGATTATGTAAACCAACCAGATAATCATCCTGTCTGTCCTCTCTCATATTATGAGAAGGCTCTAAAAGAATTTCCAGAAGATGTCCCAGTATTTGTTTTCTCTGACGACCTTGATTGGTGCCGTGAACATTTTACTGATGATCGTTTCTTGATCTCTGATGGTAACATGAAATACCAACATACTTCAGATACAAACGATGGTAGAGTTCAATCGTGGGTTCCTTACTATGATCTTTGTATGATGAGTCTTTGTTCTGGTGCTATTATTGCCAATAGTTCTATGAGTTGGTGGGGAGCATGGTTGCAAGAAGACAGGGGTAAAGTTGTTACACCAACTCCTTGGTTTGGTAAAAACTATAGTGAATTAAATTTGGGAGATCTAATCCCACAAAGATGGATTAAAATGGAGGTTGAATGAAAGACTTAACTTATATTCTACCTGTTCGGATCGAATCTGAAGACAGGTTAAAAAATGTAATCACTTCGGTTTCTTTCTTATTGAAGCATATTCCTGAAGCAAAAGTTCTTGTCAAGGAAGTTGATACAAGATCAAACTTTAAATTCAGAGCTCTACCAAAGATCAAAGAGATTGTTGGTGATGTGAGTAACTTAAAGCATATCTTTGAAGAAAGTTCTAACACTTTTTTCCATAAGACTAGAATCTTGAATGATCTCATCCTTGCAGCAGACACAAAAATTCTTTGTAGTCATGATGTAGATGTTGTCTACCCAAGACAGTCACATGAATTTTCATACAAAGCTATCGAAGATGGTGAATGTGATGTAGTATATCCATATGGGTGTGGAGTCTATCAATATCAGGTAGATTATTCAATGGAATTGTTTGAAAAATTTGTAAAAGAAGATCACAATCTATTGCTATTGGAAGATAAGTGTAGAAGAGAATCCTCCACAATAGGATGGACACAATTTTATAATAAAGATGCAGTAATTAAAGGTGGTATGTGGAATGAAAATTTCATATCCTGGGGCGCAGAAGATTGTGAGTTTTATTTCAGATTTAATATTCTAGGGTTCAAAGTTGGTAGAATTAAAAATGCTCTCTGGCACTTTGAACATGGAAGAACTCAGAACTCGCATTATCACAATCCAAAGTTCAGAGACAATCATGAACTTTGGCAAAAATTGAGAAATTCCACAAGAGATCAGGTAATCTCATATTATAATAGTCAACCTTATTTGAGAGAACGATATGCTAGCCTTTAACCATCTAGGAAAACTTGGTAGACTTGGCAATCAAATGTTTCAATATGCCTCTCTAAGAGGTATTGCTGCTACCAGAGGATATGAATTTGGTATTCCTCCAGTTGACTATAAGAATGAATGGGAAGATCATCAGTTACTTGAAGTTTTTGAACTTCCACATTTAAATAGAAACAATATCAAACTTCTTGATATGGGTCATGCTCCTGTTGCTCAGGAAAACTCATTCTCATATCAACCAATATTACACGAAATGTGTCCAAACGATGTGAGTCTTTGGGGATTTTTTCAGTCGCCAAAGTATTTTGATCACATTGCTTCTAGCATCAGAGAAGATTTTACTTTTAGGGAACACATTCTTAAACCATGTAAGGAAAACTTTAATTTTGAAAATGCAATCTCATTACATGTTCGCCGTACTGATTACTTAACTAATTCCGCCAATCATTATAATCTTGGGTTGGATTATTATAAGGATGCTTTGGTTTGGTATGATGACCCTGAGAATGAAAAAAGACCTGTCATAGTATTTTCGGATGATCCTGAATGGTGTAAACAACAAGAAGTTTTTTCATCAGATAGGTTTGTTGTTTCAGAATCTGGAGACAATGCAATTGATCTTTGTTTGATGTCAATGTGTACCTCCCACATCATTGCTAACTCTTCATTCTCTTGGTGGGGGGCATGGTTGGCTGATTCTAAAGATGTTTATTATCCTGCTCAATGGTTTGGTCCTGCCATAGGTCGTGAAAAAAATCAAATGGATATTGTATGTGAACATTGGAAGATGATTGGTGAAATGCTAGATCTTGAAGGAAAAGATATTGATGGATAGAAATAAAGCAATTTTTAAATCGAAAGGATTTCCAGAGATCTACTATATCAATCTTGATGATAAGTTAGATCGACGAAAATATATGGAAACCCAGTTTGAATACTGGGGTATTGAAAACTATACAAGAATTTCAGCATGTGATGGTCGTGAAGATGATTTGAGTGATATTATCTCAGGTCGATATCCAGAGAACATGAATCCTGGTGAGGTAGGGTGTACTACTTCGCACTTGAAAGCACTTAAGATATGGCTTGAGACTAGTGATGAAGAATATCTAATCATGATGGAAGATGATTGTGATATTAGTACAATGTCTCACTGGGGATTCACTTGGAAAACCTTTGCATCTCGTCTTCCTTATGATTTTGATGTTGTCCAGTTGGCAATTATCAATCCACAGCAGGTCACTGTACGCCTTCACAAGAGGTTTGTAAATGATTTTTCTACTGCATGCTACTTAATCACTCGTCATCATGCTCAGAAACTTGTTAAATTACATTGTAGACATGATAAGTTTAAATTGGATCAAGGTGTGAAACCTAGAGCCGTTGCAGATGATCTAATTTACAATTCGGGAAACACTTATGCCATTCCACTGTTTCTTTATAAGATTGATCTTGGGTCAGATATTCATGACGTACATATTGAAGTATTTCACAAAGGGAGTTATACTGGTCTCTGGGAGTTCTGGAGAAATTCAGCTCCTCTAGTCGAAGACTGGGGTCCTTTCTTTGACTATGATCCTTTCTATGGCACCTTGCCACCAGAACAGAACGCTTGACAAACCTTAAGGTTTCCTATATAATATGTAAAGAAACATTACGGAGTGTATCGTGACTGTAACAACCAATGATCGTGGACAACAGAATCTGTTCGCTAAAGAACCACAGATGTACGTCTCTCAGACTGACGCAGAGCGTTATGGTCTTGAAACATATGCAGAAAAAGCAGAGAAGTTAAATGGACGCACTGCTATGGTTGGATTTGTTGCTGCTGTTGTCTCTTATGCTTTCAGTGGTAGCGTATTTTTCTTTGGTGTCTTCGGATTCTGATGACTGAATTTGTTTTTACCATGACAAGCATTGCATTTCTTGTCTTGCTTTGCTATACTATTGAAAACCTATCCGAAACCTATTGATGGAAACCTCTATTGCTGAGCTCCTTACTTATTATGTAATTGGTGGTGCCCTTATCATAGGACCACCTGCTATCTTTTTTTATCTTGAACTTGACACTTGACACTTGACACAGTATCAAACTTTCTATATAA